GGCGGCCTGGCGGCTGGCATCATTCATCGCCTGCACCCGGTCGAGCTCCTGTCGGCTGGTCATCTGCTCGGCGGTCGGCGCGGTGGTGCCGTTGCCGAGCGCGCTGATCACGCCATAGGTCGCCTCAAGGCTGGCGGCGGTCATGGCGCGCACGCGTTCCAGTTCCTGCCGGCTGGTCGCCTGCTCGGCCGCGGCCGTCAGAAGCGCCTGGCTGAGCGCCGGCAGGGTCTTCGCTGCATCCTGATCGCCACCGCGCGCGGCGGTGTTGGCCGCGTTGAACTGCCCCTGCAACGCCGCAAAGCCGTTGCCCCCGGCAGCGTCGGTGACGCCGCGGATGCGATTGACCTCGTCCATGATGCTATCGCCGACCGACTTCCATGCGTCCGCCAGCGTCTTGGCGGCCGACGCTGCGGCCTGGGCGTCCTGCACGGCATAGATCTCCTGCTGCAGGTCGCGGTTGCTCGCATCCAGCTTTGCCAAGTCGAGCGCACGAAGAGCGGCGGTGTCGCCGCGCAGCTCGAGCAGCTGGCGCTGAAGATCCTGCCGCTCGCTCGCGATGTCCGCCGCGCTCTTGGCGCCTTCCATCGACGCCTGAAGGTCAGCGAAGGCTGGGGCGAGTTGCAGCAGGGTCGCATAGGTCGCCTGACCCGCTGCGCTCGTCAGATCCTGCGCCTCGAGCAGCTGGCGGAAGCCCGCCAGCGTTTCGGGCATTGCCATGCCGAGGCTGCTGAAGACGCCGGCAAACTGCGCGGTCTTCGCGGCTGCCTGCTCTTCCTTGGTGTAGAAGGACTCGAAATAGGCATCGGCTGCCGAGGTCAGTGCGGACACGCTGTCGAACTGGTCGGCGAGGCCGAGCTTTGCCGCAATGCCCATCGTCTGCGCGCTGGTACCGAGCAGGTCGAGCGACGCGCCGACCGCCTCGACCGTCGAGGCAACGCGCACGAGCGTTTCGAACGTGCCTTCGCCGACCTTCTGGAACTGCGCGACGGCCGGGAAAGCCGCGGCCGCCATGCCATCGGCTGCGGCGCCGAAGATCGCGGTGAGCTTCTCCTGGATCTGCTCGCCGGTCAGATCCTTCAGGTCGATCTTGCCAATGTTGACGACAAAGCTGTTGAGGCGGTTCTGAATGTCGCCGGTCGCCGCGCCCAGCGGCCCGGCCGACGCCACGATCGCATCGTTGAACTGCCGCAGGATCAGTGTGAACTGTTTTTCCAGCCCCGCATCCGCCGCGCCGTACTGCGTCGAATATTTCGTGCCGGTCGAGATCCCGAGGAACGACGACTTCTTCTTCACGTCCGAATAGTAGGACGCGTCGAAGCCGCTGTTCAGGATGCTGCCGACCGACTGCGGTCCGCCCGACAGGCCGTTGCCGATGACCGAGGTCTTCGTGCCGAACAGGCCGCTGAGGATGCTGCCGATGACCGGGATCTTGGTCAGCACCGCGCCGATGCCGGCACCGATCGGGCCGCCGATCGCCATGCCGATGCCCGCCATCGTTGCCGTAGCGTTGCTCTTGAACCCGGTGTTGACCCCGGCGCTGGCGTCGATGTTGCCGGCGCGGACGACGAGCGAAGCGACGCCACCGATCTGACTGTCGATCGACTTCAGCGATGCGGCCATGTCGCGCGAATAGGACAGCATGACGGTGTCGACGTCCTTCAGGGCATCGATGGCGTTCCGGATGCTTCCGCTCTTTGCCGACGAATCGCCCAAGACGGTCCCGGTGCCGGTGTTGGTGGGCGCCAGATCGTTCTTGCCGCCACCGCCAAACGAGCCGGCGACCGACACGCCGATCCCCGCCAGCGCGGCGACGGTCGCGGCGCCCGCGGCAATGTTGAGCGGGAAAGGCAGGCTCTTGATGGCGTTGACCACCGCTTCGGTCGCCCCGACCGCGATACGCGCGACGCTGTTGGCGATCTTGCTGCCGGTCTCGATCGCATCCTGCGCGATCGCGCGGACTGACATGGCGAACTGGACAAGGCGGAATGCCTTTTCGGCGGTCGCCAGCGTCTGATAACCGGTCGAGCCTTCCTTGAAGAAACCCTTGGCAGCTGCGGTCATGTCGCCGAACGCGCTGATCTGCTGCGAGGATGACCGGAGCGAGAAGAGCCGGTTCTCGCGCTCGATCTTCTTCTGATCGTTGCCGGCCGCATCGATCGCCGCCTTGTGCGCTTCCTGTAGCTTGGCCTGGTCGGCGTAATAGCCGGTCATGACGGTCAGCGCGTCGCCGATCGCCGTGCCGGCATTGCCGAACGCATCGGCCATGCCCTGCGCGGCGCGCTGCGCGCTCTGGTCGATCGTGTCGAACAGGTCGGACGTGGCGCGCAGCTCGGCATTCAGCTCCGCCTGCTTTTCGACCAATTGCTGCGCGCCGACGGCGATCGCGACCTGCTGCTCGATATAGGCCGCGCGGTCGCCGGGATTGTACTTCTGCGCCTCCTGCGTGGCCTTCAGCGTAGCGAGCGCGCGCACCCGCTCCATGTCCGTCGCACCGACGAGGCGAAGCTCTTCGCGCATCTGAGCGAGCCGGTCGTTGCCGGCTGCCATGTCGGTGTTGAACTGCGCGCTGCGCTCGGTCGTGGTGAGATCCGCGCGCGCGGCGCGCTGGTCGGCCAGCGCCTTGGTCGCGCGCTCGGCCTCGGTCGTCAGCCCACGGGTGCGGGCTGCCTCGATAGCGGCGAGCAATGGCAGATCCGCGATCTGATCCTTGACCAGCTCGGCCGCGCGGGCAGCGGGCACGAGGCCGGCTGCGACCTGTGCGTTGACCAGCATCTGCGCTGCCACCTGCTCGCGTGCGGTCGCGGTCGACTTGGCGACGTCCGAGACGCGCTGCGCAATCGCGAGGCGCACCTGGCGGTCGACGGACGCCTCGATGTCGGCCCGCTGCTTGATCGCCTTGCTCTCGGCCTTCACGCGGGCCTCGGCGATCAGCGCCGCGGCGCCGGAGACGCCATAGGCATCCGCCAGCTTGTACAAATTACGGATCTGCGCCTCGATCGCCTCGGAATCGCGCACCAGCGATTCCGCGTGCCGGTCAACCTTCGGCTTTGGCGGCGCCTTCGGCGTGCGGTTTGCCTTGATCTCGTTGGCCTTCTTCAGCAGCCGCTCCTGCGATTTGCTGATGATGTTCTCTGCAGCCGTTGCGAAAAAGCTGTTCGTCCCGTTGACGACCTGCCCGGCGCCCCGCGCGTAGCCCTTGCCGAACGCCTTGCCGAGGCTGCTGCCGGCGCTGGTCACGGCCGTGGCGGCATCGCTCTGGCCCATGGCCTTCAGGATCGGGCCGGCGAAGTCGCTGATTGCGCTGCCGATCGACTTCAGCCAGCCGGCAACGCGGTTGTAGATAGCGTTGAAGATCTGGGCGATGCCGTTGCCGGCCCACTGGGCCGCAGCGACGACGGGGGCAAAGAACTGCGCGACGGCCGTGGCTGCAGCCGAGACATAGGCCGACACCGACGTCGAGATGCTGCTCCATAGCTCGACGATCGCGGCATAGGTGCCGGTGAACGTGCCATAGATCGACGCCAGGAAGCCTTGCACCTGCTGCGCGTCGTTCGGCGAGAACAGATAGTCCATCAGCGACTTGCCCGACCCACCCAGGTTGAGGCCGTCAGTGATCGTCTTCCAGACGCCGGAAACCATGTCGCCAGTCGTGATCGACTGATCACCGAGCTTCTTCATTTCCTTGGACGTCAGCCCGAGACCCTCGGCGTATTTCTTCATGCCGGCGTCATCGTTGATCTGCTCTTTCCAGCGATACAGCGCGACACCGGCAACCGATGCGGCCGCGATCGCCGGCAGGAACGCGAGCGCCAGCCCGCCTACCTCTCCCGCAAAGCCCTTCAGCCCGCCCTCTGCCATTTGCGCGACCTGGAAGATCTGCGCACCCTGCTGGATAAGGACCTGCATGGGCTTCTGACCGGTGAGCAATCCTTGCGTGATGTCGGGCAGCTGGACGGCGATGTTCTTTAACGCCCCGCCGCCCTTCCGCATCGATCCGGCCATCTCTTCGTGCGCCTGCCCGGTTTGGCGAAGCTGGCTGGTCAGCACGTCCTGCTGACGCGCGTATTCCGCGGGTGCGGTTGCGCCGGCATGATATAACCGCGTCGACTCCGCGATCTCGGCGTTGAGCTTTTTCGTCGCCGCATACAGAGGATCGGTCGACATGCGCAGCTGCTCGGCTGCGGCCGCATCGGCGACCTGTGCATCATGCGACGCGCGCACGGCCGAAGCCAGCTGGCCATGCTCGCGCGCCAGCTGCTCGGCCGCCAACCCCTCGAGGCGCATCGCCGCTGCGTTGGCCTCACGCTGAGCGATCTCTGCGGCTGCTTGCTGCTCGTTATAGTCGCGCATGCCCTGCTTGGCGCGCGCCTCGAACATCGCGCTGGCGAGTGCAGCCTCACGACGCGCCTGCGCATCGAGCGCCGCGGCAGTAGCGAGGCTCGCAGCCTCTTCCTCGCGCAGCGCTACGACGCCGGCGCGTACGCGAGCCTCGAACATCTGGTGAGCATAGGCCGCTTGCCGCAGGGCTTCCGCCTGAGCATCTACCGCAGCCGCGGCCTGATTGGTCGCGGTGACCAAGGCCAGCTCTTCGCTGCGGATCCGTCCGGCAAGCTCGGTCAGGCCCTGCTGCTCGGCTTCGAACGCTCTAAACTCGGCCGTAGTGCTGCGGACCTCCTCGCGAGTTTTGCCAAACACGCTGTTCTGACGCTCGAGCTGGCGCGCCATCGCCTCGCCTGCCTTCTCGACGCGGGCGAATTCGCGCGCCGCGTTGGCGCCCTCGCGGGTTGCCGCGGCACCGAAATTGGCGACTGCGCTGGTTGCGCCGGCAAGCTTGATCCCACCCGCCGCGGCTTCAATACGCGCCGAATTGCGAATGAAGTCCTGCGTCTCGGAGCTGAACATCTGGCCGAAGCGCAGCAGCTCGGCGAACGCGCCTTCTGTGTTGAGGATGAAGCCAACCTCGAGGGAGGCCGCGCCGTCGTCGTCAATCATCGCGGCCTCCTTTCGAGGTTCAGCCCAGCACGGCGCGGAGCTTGGCTTCTTCGATCTCACGCTCACGTGCGGTCACCGCTGCGCGCCATGGAGGCGGGCAGGTTTCGACGTCGGCCTTGTGGCTTTCGGCGAGGTAGGCAGCCGAGAGGCGGCGGATCAGCCGCGCCTCCCATGGCTCAAGGTCAACAGCGGTACGTTCGCACCACGCGTTGATCTCAAGCCAAGATAGCGGGACGGCGCCCATGCCGGCCGCTTGGGTCAGGCCCATCTCGATCAGCCGGTCGGTGATATGCGGCGCCGGATTGGGCGGCATAGGTGGCACGATCTTGTCGCGCTTCATCTTCTCGATCCGACTGAGCCGGGGAACGGGAGAGTCCTCTACGAACTTGGCTCGCCGTGATCGAGGGTCCGGCTTTGGCGTGGCCTGAAGCCACGCCATATGCCGGATATAGAGGGTCAGGCCGCTTTCGATGCGGCCTTGAAGTTTCCCCAATCGGCGACGAACTTCGCCACCTGGCGGGTGATGTAGCCAATACCCTGATCGGCATATGCGGCGCGGAACATGTCCTGCCCGGTGAGACTGGCCCCTTCGGGCTGATAGTCGAAGTTCTCGAACGACACGGTGATCGCGGCGAGGTCTTCGGCCGTCTCGGCGATGCGCTCTTCCTGGGTCGCCGCGGTGATCTTGCCGTCGTTGTCCTGCATGCGCTTCAGCGCGCGCGCGGACTGACGTGATTCGACGGCGCCATAGGGACGGCTGCCGGGGCCGTGGAGATGGATGCGGATGGGGAGCTTGCCAGCCTCGTCGGCATAGAGCGGCTCGCCGGTGGGGCCCTTGACGTGCAGGGCGGCGGTGGCGGCGATAGCAAGTGAGGCGATGTTGAGCAGCTTGGTCATGAGATAGTCCTTCGCGGGAGGATGGTGCGCCAGCCCGGCTCGCGACCCGCGACGACGGGCCGAGCTGGCGCATATGGACCGGCGTCGCGGGCGCCGGGCAGGAAAGGGATCAGGTGGTCGGCGCAGCGACCTTGACGATCTTGGTGCAGATCTCGATCGTCGGAGCGCCGGTCAGCATGCTGTCGGCACCGTCGGCGGTTTCCGGCATGCCGAAGTTGCGGCCGCCGAAGTAGCGCTTGGCACCGTCCGGATACGTCACGCGGAACGAATAGAGCTTCTGGCTCTCGTCATCGGCCGACGTCTGCATGATCGCCTGGCCGGCATCGGAGCTGTCGAGCGCCATCGACGGCTGCAGCGCGCCATAGTCGGCCGAGCCCTTGAACTTCTGCTTTGCACCCTTGAGCGGCTGGAATTCGACCTTGGCGAAGCTGGCGCCGATCGAGCCGAGCTTTTCGACCTGGCCGACGTCGGTGAAGGTGAGCGCGGCATAGCCGGTCGCATCCGCAGTCGCTGGCGAGGCAACGGAAATCGCAAGCGACGAGCCTGCGGCGGTCTGGGAACCCATAGTGATAGTCCTCGTGTCGTCATGCCGGCGGGCGCCGGCGGGATATCGCCCGCCGGGCGGCGGGCGAGCGGGTTACGCGGCGGGCTTCGCCTCGCGGGCGGTCGCCTTGCGAACCAAACCGGCAGCCCTGAAATTCTCGAAGCGGCCGGCTTCCAGGTCGGGGGTGTCCTTCGCGGAGAAGCTCTCTTCGGTGGTGGCGTCCTTGAAATCGCGCAGCACGAAAGCCTTGATCGGCGTGGCAGTGGTAACGGACATGATAGATTCCTCTTTTCTCACGCTGCCGCGTCGAAGCTGACGCGGAAGTCCTGGGTCTGCTCGAAGCTGTTCGCGGGGCCGCCGACGTCAGGGCCGGTGCCAGCAGTGAGGATCGAGACACGAAAACAGCCCGAAAGGTCGCCGGTCATGTCCCGGCAGCACCGCCGGATGAGCGTGATGGCGACCTTCTGATCTCGATAGTTCGCGGCGCGCACCGCCACGGACACACGCTCGACGGAACGGACCAGCGCTTCACGCTTCAGGCGTTGCCGATCGATCAGCGTCACGCTGCGGATCAGGATGGCGGGCAGCACGACGTTGTCGGGTAGCTTACCGGCCTTGATGCTGGCGGGCTGCATCAGCTCGGTTAGAGGTTCATACGCGCGCAGCAGCTCGCCGATGATCTCGACACCGCTCATTCGTCGGTCCCTTCCGGTTCCTCGCCGCCGATGATGCCACCGCGAGTGACGCGGGCATTGACGTAGCTTTGCATCGCAACTCGCGCCGCCGCCGCACTATGGTCGAGCGAGGGGCGCAGAAAGGGGTCGGCCTTGGCGCCCGGGTGGTGGACGGTCTTGCCGACGAAGTTGTTGCCGATGCGGAGCGACTCGGCGCCGGTTTCATTGATCCGGCGGACGCTCTTGCCCTCCCGCTGGCTGTCATCGACCGATATGAAATGCGGGTCCGTGCCGTACTCGGCCCAGGTCGCAAGCGAACGCGGCCACTGACCTTTCACGCCGACCCTCACGACAATCCGTCCCGGCTCGCTTTTCGTGCGCAGCGTCAGCGCCTCGGTCACCTTCTCCGTCGGTGAGCGGCTCTTCGTCTCGTCGAGCAGCACCTTGCCGCCAGCGCGCGCCGCGCCGCGCAGCAACTTCGCCTCGATCTGGGCGGGCAGCCCCGCGATAACTCGCTCGACTGCGCCCCGGTCTTTGACGCTTGGCATCAGGCCGCGTTGCCCGCTGAGGTGTAATCCTCGACTATGAACTCCATACGGTACCGCCGGCCAAGCTCGGCCGGGCCGGCGGTGATCTGCATGATGCGCGTGCCGAGAACGAACCGCATGCTGCTGTCGATATCGGTGCGGTACCGCATGCGAACCCTCGCTGGCCGCGACGCGACGTTGATACCGCCAGCCAGGCGTTCGCCGCGGCTCGGTAGCATGTCCTGGAGGTTGGCCCAGACTTTCGTGACGGGCTCCCACGCCCCAGAACCGGCGCCGTCGAGGCTGTCGTCGGCGATCGGCCGCTCGATTGTGATCAAGCGGTCGAGCTTATCCTGCGGGACCATCCTTACAGCCTCCGCCGACGGCTCGTTCCGAGCAGCCAGTTGGCCTGTTTTGGTATCTCGCCGGCGTCGCGGTTCTCGTACCAATGCGCGATGATGACGAGCATCGCCTGCTTCACGACTGCGGCGTCATCAGCGGCGATGGCGATCGGGGCTGTGGCCGACAGGTCGAAACCAGTGATCGCACCGCACGCTCGGCGCGCGGCAGCGATGTAGCCGATCAGCAGCTGATCCTCGTCCCGCTCGTCTTCAGCGAGCCGGCATTGCAGCCGTGCGTCATCGAGCGAGACGAGGTCAGCCACTGGGTCAGCCCCGCGCCTTCAGCGCGTCGTCGACGACATCACGACCCGACTTGCCGGGATCGTTGAAATCGATGCGGTTCATTGTCTCGGTCGTATTGGCGCGCGGATCATTGTCGACGGCCGGGTGGCCGACATCGATATCGGTCACCTGACGTGCCGCACCGGAGGTCGAGAACTCGGACGCGGCAGCGAGGTCGGCCGGCGCCGACTTGTCGAGTCCGGATGCGATGCCGAGCCCGCCGGTGGTCATCTTGACCATGCCGCCAGTGCGCGCCGTGTCGGCCTGATTCAACGCGCTGTCGATCGCGTTCAGAACGGCCTCGCGCTTGCTGCCGTTCTTCTCGGCCGACTGCAGCTTCAGCAGATCATCGTGCGATAGACCGCGCAGGGCCGCTTTGACGTTGGTGACGCTGCCTTCGAGCAGCTTGATGAGATCGTCCATTCGGTTTCTCCTTGGCTTGTTGAAACGTCGTTTCGAGCGGCGCTTCAAAAAGCCCGGGGCGGCACGTGGCCGACCCGGACAGGCTTAATTTTAGGCCGCGGCGCCGATCTTGATGATCTTCATCGAGTCCGGGTTCTTGACGCCGCCGCCGACGCGCTTCGTCACGTAGAAGCAGACGTACGGCTTGTTGGTGTACGGATCGCGCAGGATCCGGACGCCGATGCGGTCAATGACCAGGTAGGTCTCGCGCATGTCGCCGAAGGCCAACGCGAGTGCATCGGCCGCGACGTTCTGCATGTCGGGCAGGTCGACCACAGGGTAGCCGATCAGCGTCGATGGCTGGCCGGCGACGAAGGTCGGCTGCCAGATGTAGTTGCCCTGGCCGTCCTTCAGCTTGCGGATCGAGCCGAGCGACGAACGGTTCATGAAGAACTTGGCATTCGGCGTATAGATCGCCGGCAGCTTGTACACCGCGTCGATGACCTTATCGGTCGCGATCGACGTGGCACCGCCACTGCTCAGCACCTCGATAGCGCCCCAGGGATGACGCTCTGCTGCACCACCGCCCTGAGCGTAATTGAGGAAGCCGTTCGGCTTGTTGACGCCGTCACCAACGGCGAAGGCGATGCCTTCCTGGCGCGAGAACTCGGTCTCGATCTCGTCGGTCAGCCAGTTCTCGAGATCGATCTCGGCGTCGTCGAGCAGATCCTGCGACGCTGCCGCGTTCGCATAGAGCTGGCCGAGGCCGAAACCGAGCGCGGTGAACTGCGGCGTGGCGGTTGCCGGGCGCGACGCCGTTTCGCCGACCCAACCCGAACCGACGTTGCGATCGGTAAACAGCTTGGTGAAGGCGGCCTTGCTGATCGAGATCACGGTCGACTCGGCGCGCATCGGCGAGATCTGCTTGAGACGGCCGGTGATCGTCCGATCCCACTCGTTCGGCGTGAGCAGGCCGCCATCCGCCGGCACGCCTTCCGACATGGCGGCGCGCACGCCGGCCTTCTGCGCTGCAGCGAGCTTCTGCTCGTCGTCGCGCGACCCGCCGCGCATGAACGACGCGAACGTCCCGCTGTACTCCGGGTCCGCCGGGGTAGCCTTGCCACCGCCCGCCATCTGCTGGCCGGCGATCTTGAGCGCGTGCTCGTTAAGCGACACCTCAAGCGTGTTCATCGTCGCGTTGATCTGATCGAGTTTCGCCTGGACCTCGACGCTGTCGGCCTTCCTGCCGACATTTGCTTCGACGGTGGCCTTGAACTCGTTGTGCGCGCCCTGCAGCGCCGCGATCATGGCCTTCGGGTCGCCGGTGACGTCAGCGCGAATGAGGCCGGTCATTGCCCGCGGCATTGCGGGAACGACAGGTGCGGTCAGCGTTAGCGCCGGCTTGGCCGGCGGGAATAGTGCGCGGATCGGATGGGCGAACACGTTCGCGACCGCCACAAGGGCAGTCATATTCATTTTCTTCACGGCAAAGCCTCGTGTTTAGCTGCGGAAATCGTCGAGCAGCGCCTGCATGGCACTGATCAACTCGGGATCGCCGCCAGCGCCTGGCGTGTCGGCAGGGTCTTGGGCAGCGCCTGGCGTGCCCTTGATCTCGTTGATGTGCGCGCGCGCCTGGGCGCGGGTCGCGCCGCCGGCGACAAGCGCCAGCTCCATCGCGCGCACCTTGTTGACGCTGGTGTCGGAGGCCTTCGCGTCGCCATCGATCTTGGTCTTGTCGGCCGCGAGCAGCTCGTCGGCAAAGCCGCGCTCGATCGCGACGGATCCGGACATGTACGTCTCGTCGTCCATCCACTTTGCGCATTCGGCCGACGTCTTGCCGGTTCGCTGCGCGTAGACGTCCGCCATTGCCTGATCGAACGGCGCGAGGAACGCAGAGACTTCAGCCATATCGTGCCGGTTGCCTACCGCGCCGACCCAGCAATTGTGAATCATGATGAAGCTCGCGGCGCCGATCTCGACGGTATCGCCTGCCATCGCGATCACCGACGCGGCTGATGCGGCCATGCCCATGACCTTGATCGTCACCGCCTGCGGGTGCTCGCGCAGCACGTTGTAGATCGCCAGGCCCTCGAACATGTCGCCGCCGGGGCTGTTGACCTGGACCTCGACCGGACGATCGCCGATCGCGCGCAGCTGCGCCGATACCTTCTTGGCGGTGATACCGCCGCCGCTCCACCAGTCCTCACCAATGATGTCGAACATGGTGATGACATTGTCACCCGTCTCGACGGCCGCGGGGCGTACGCCGGCCGCGTCGGCGTTCCAGCGATCGAGAACCGGCGCCGGCGTGAACGCGGCCACGTCGCGCTTGGCGGGAATCGGCAGAGCGCCTGGCCGCTGCCGACTCTGGATCCGGCCGACGACCCCGCGCGGCTGTCCCGCCGGTGCTGGCGTCGGCTTCGCGCCTGGGGCCGGCCGGCCGCCAATGGTCTTCACTGCACCGGGCTTGCCGGGGGCTGAGGTTGTGTCACGCATCAGCGGGTTCCTTTGGGGGCTTGGCGACCGTCGTCGCTGCTGGCTTGGGAAGGTCGTTGCCGTCCTCGCGCGGATCG